CTATGGAACAAGGCCTGCTTCCTGAAACGCGTCCGCCACCGTGTTGACGAGCATCATTAAACTAGCGCGGACATAGTGCTTGGCTGACACGCTCGAACCGGAATGGCCCATCAAGACTTCTAGGGTGTCTGGTGCAATCCTGACCTCGTACTGCCAGCTCGTGCGCCATGAGTTGCGGAGGTTGCGCAACGGGTGGTACTCGAACCCGAGCCTTTCTGCCTCGCGCTCCCATATCGCCTTCATCCTCGCGGACGTGAGCGGTTCGCCCTTCATGTTCTCGATGAAAAGGCAGTGTCCGCCATCGACTCGTTCATCGGCGATTTCCGCGAGACGTTCACCCCATCTGCCGGGAACGACGACATGGCGTCGGCTGCTCTCGGTCTTAACGCGCTCTACGACGCCTTGCCCGCGTACGGCCTCGCGCTCGATTGGGACGACGGCACAGACCGTCCCGTTGTCGGCCCTGACAAGCTCGACCGACGCAGGGTCGACGGCAGCAGCCTCGCCCGGACGGCATGATCCGAACGCACCGAGCAGGAATACACCCTCCATGCGTGAGCCGTGCAGCAGCTCCGCCATGCGGACAAGCTCCGCCATGTCATACACTCCGGCGTCCATCTTCGCCACATCGCCAGGCATCTCGAGGCCGACGGAGGTCGGGTCGGAATCGGTAAGCTCGAACTTGACGGCGGTGCGGTAGATTCCGGACAGCATGTTAACGGCACGCTGGGCTTGGTTTTTCGTCATGGAGTCTATCCACTCCTGGATGGCGAGCGGTCTGACCGACGAGAGCAAGCAGTCCCCGAACTTAGGCTCGACGTACCTACGCCATGTCGACCTGTACATGTTCAGCGTGTTCTCTGCTAAACGCTTCTCGCATGACGGCCAGTACAGCGTGTCAAATACGTAACGCACTGTGTATGTCCTGCGCTCGTCGGTTGAGTGCAGCTCGATCAGCCTGTCTCGCTCCCTGCGAGCCTCCGTGAGCGTGCCTGTGAAGTTGGAGCTGAGTCTCCTGTATCCCTTGCCGTCACGCTTGTCTCCCCAATAGCGTATGCGGTACCTGTTGCGGTCGAGTTTGGCAATCGAACCCTTCTCTGCCCTCATGCGTGGCATAATTTACCTGCCCTCCTGCCGTAAGCGGGTCGGTCCTGTGGGGCGTCGTGCATCTTGGCGGGTGGCGACGCCCTGCTTTCTAATCGTCTGACTCTCCCTCGGACATTTTCGCCTGGTCGCGTGCATAGTCCAAGAGGCGTCTCTTTCGCTCGACAGTGCAGGCCTCGTAGCTGTCGAGAAGCCACTGTCTGAGATAGTCCTCCTTTCTTTTCGGCGGTGTGCGCCCGGCAAGCTCGTCCAGCGTGCACCCAAGCCTGTCGGCAATCTCCGCCGCACGCTCGAGCGACATCTTTCGCTTTCCGGACTCATAGCTCTGATACGTGTCGTATTTCATCCCGATTGCATCGCTGAAGGCCTTGCCGTTCGGGTACCCGGCCCTCGCCCTGAGCGCCCGGAGCCTCGTCACCATATTCGTCTCCTCTCGTGTTCGCGAGCCTACTCCGCACTCATCGCACCCTGGAACTCAGCGTATTCGGAAACCTTGTCCTTGGCCTCCTGCGTGCACTTGCGGTAGTCGTCGAGCAGTTCGGCCTCATCGTGCGTGAGCGGCGGAGGCGCGAAATGTGAAGGCTTTCTGCCAACAAGCTCGTCTAGGGAGACGTTGAGCGACTCCGCGATTGTGACGGCGCTTTTCAGCGTCGGCGTCTTCGCCCCGCTCATGTAACTGGAGATTAAACCGCTGCTCAGACCGCTAATTCTGCATAGGTCTGCTGGCTTCATTCCTCGAGAGGCGAGGATGTCTGGAAGACCCTTCAAAAGAATCATGGCAACTCCTTACTCCCTATCGAGAGTAATTTTACCCAAAAAGATGTTGACAAAGCTCCCAACGGGGAGCAATATCTGTAATCGAAAGCTCCCAACGGGGAGCAAGCGAGTTCCCGGAAAGGAGGAATGGGATGGACAACGACTTCGCAAGGAAAGTCTCGGCATATATCGCCGAGCACGGAATCACCCAGCAGAAGGTTGCCGACGTACTAGGCATCTGCTGGAACGCGGTCCACTACAAGCTGACCGGCGAAAAGCCGTTCACGCTTCAGGAGGCAATCACGCTCGCCGACTGGATGGACTGCTCACTCGACTGGCTCACCGGGCGCAAACCCGAATAGCCGAAGCGTTTTCCCTCGCGGACTCGACTGAACTCCTCTCTGAAGACTGACCACTTCCTTCACGGGCAATTTTCACCTGCCTCCGACTCCTGGGCAGGCCTTCCCTACATCAGTCGAGTCCGCGCGGGAAACCGCACGCCCGTCCGAATGGACGCGCACCTTGAGTACAGAATATGCGCCCCGGAAGGGGTAAGGCCCGAACGGCATCGCGCCGGGAGGGCGGCAAGCCGTGAGTGCCAAAGCCGCGACGCGCGGAAACCACGGCAACACGGGGGCGGGCGATTGCAGCGCCTCCAGACCAGCGGCCGCAACGGCCGATACGACATCGGAAAACCAAGGCAGCCCTGCCACTTGGCTGCCGCGTCGTAAGAAGATGTGTACAGCAGCGTATCGGTCGCCGCGGCCGCTGGTCGAAACGTTCTCGGTGGTGTAACGGTTCTAGCACGGTTGATTCTGATTCAGCCGGTCAGGGTTCGACTCCCTGCCGAGAAGCCATCGCGGGATAGAGTACAGGTAACTCACCGGCCTCATAAGCCGGGCCATGCGGGTTCGATTCCCGCTCCCGCGACCAACACGGGGCAAACCCAGCGGAGATGTATTGCCTCCGTATTGTTTGCCCCACCATTTGCGTGTAGCTCAGTTGGTAGAGCGCCCGGCCGTTAACCGGGAGGTCGCAGGTTCGAGGCCTGCCGCGCGAGCCATGCCGCCTTGGTTCAAAGGTAGAACACCGGTCTTCCAAATCGGTTATGCGGGTTCGATTCCCGCAGTCGGCTCCACTGTCGCGTAGCTCAACGGTAGAGCACCCTGTTGATAACGGGGAGGTCGTAGGGTCAGCACCTACCGCGACAACCATTTCGGAGCATTGGCGCAGTAGCTACCGCAGCGGGTTGCTAACCCGTAAACCTCATACGAGGCCCGTAGGTGCAAGTCCTACATGCTCCGCCAACGGAGGGTTGGCAGAGAGGTTTATTGCAGCTGTCTAGAAAACAGCCGGTCGTTGATAGCGATCCGTGGGTTCGACTCCCACACCCTCCTCCACACTGCCGCAGTATTCCCCTAAAGACGGGGGCCTGACTGTAAATCAGGTGCCTATTGGCTGGCTGGGAGCGTTACCTAGATGCGGAACCATTTTCGTCGTCATAGCTCAATGGGATAGAGCGGCGGTTTCCTAAACCGCGTGTTGGGGGTTCGATTCCCTCTGGCGACTCCATGTGCTGCTGGCCGAACAGCTAGGCGGCGGACTGCAACTCCGTGAAACCAGGTGCGACTCCTGGGCAGCACTCCACAGGCGCGTAGCTCAACCGGTAGAGCAGCAGTCTCCAAAACTGTGGCGGTAACGCCGATGGGGGTTCGAGTCCCTCCGCGCCTGCCATTTCCCAAGCCTACAAACTAAGGACAACTAAATGATTCGACTCATCATCTGCGCCGGACTCGGTATCGCGGGTGCCGCCACGTGCGTGGCCGCCCACTCGCACAACAAGCGCGAGCGAGAGGAGTACGAGCGCAAGAACGAGGAGTACCTCGAGGCCCTCAAGGAGTACGAGGACCACAATCGCTGCTATAAGCCCAGCAGGCCCGATGAACCAGCAACCGTGCCGGTCGCAGGTGGCCTCGCTGTCATCGCGCTCGCAGCCGTCATCGCGGCCACCGGATGCTTCTACTCGCAGGACACCGGTGAGGTCTGCGTCATCCGCAATATCGGCGGCTCGCTCGCAGGCTCCACGTCCGAGGCCGGCTTCCACGGGAAGGCCCCGTGGCAGAACGTCGTCACCTACGACACCCGCAACAACCTCATCAATTTCTACGGGGACACCGACTACAAGGTGAACGGCGGCTCCTACGACGGCAAGCAGGTGTCCATCAACGACAAGTCCGGCGCTAGCGCGAACATCGACATCCAGGTCAACTACTCGCTCAACCCCGACGCCGCGCTCACGCTCTACAGCGAGTACGGCACGCAGGAGTCCTTCGTCGAGAAGTACATCTCCAACGACGTCCGCGCCGTCACTCGCGAGGTGTCCGGCAAGTTCGACACGGTGACTATGCTCACCGACCGCTCGCAGTTCACCAAGGCCGTGCAGAAGGCCCTCACCGAGAAGTGGGACGGCATGGGCCTCACGGTCGAGCAGGTGAGCGTGCAGGACGTCCGCTACCCGAAGAACATCACCAAGAGCTACAGCGAGGCTCAGGCCGCCGAGGTCGCGAAGCAGAAGGCCCAGAACAAGCAGGAGACTGCCAAGGTCGAGGCCGAAACCAAGAAGATCGAGGCGCAGGGCCAGGCTGACGCCAACGCCATCCTTGCGAACTCCCTCAACGAGAACGTTATCCAGCAGAACTATATCGACGCGCTCAAGAGCATTGGCAAGAACGGCAACCTCGTCGTCGTGCCCGAGAACTCCACGCCGCTCGTCGACGTCAAGTAAGGAGGCCGAAATTGATTCGCTTTAACAAGTTCGAGCGCAGCAATGGGTTCATGGTGGACCGCGATTTTGCAGCGCATGTGATGTGCCCGGAACGCCTTGATGCACCACACGCGCTACTGACCCTCGAAATTACGGGAAAAGACGCGGCCGCGGTCGATCTCAATACGTGCCGTTTTCAGCCACGCGGAATCATCGACGTGCTCAAGGGGCTTCCGAGCCTCAACAACTCCACCGCTATCAAGGAGGTCATCTTCCACGACCCCGCGACCATCGTCTACTGGGAGGACGGCACCAAGACCGTCGTCAAGTGCCAGGGCGAGGAGTTCGACAAGGAGAAGGGCCTGCTCGCGGCCATCGCCAAGAAGGTCTACGGCAACAAGGGCAACTTCAACAACATCATCAAGAAGTACTGCGAGACGGTCACGAATGGATAGCAGCCTCGAGGCCCTGCTCGCCGGAGTCGTCAAGGATGCCGTCGAGCAGGCCATGGACTGCCGTGCGTCGTCAAGCCCGACCATCGAGACGGCGGTCGCCGCCGGCATCGGTGCACGCATGACGTACACGGTGTCCGAGGTGGCGAAGATAAGCGGCGTGTCCGAGCGCCGCATCAGGCTCGACAACGAGCGCGGGCTTATCGACTTCATCGAGCCTGACGGCGAGCGCGGGGCGCGTATCCGCGCGTCGGAGGTGGACAGATGGATAGAGACGATTTAAGGGGGTGCGGGCCTTGGTTCCTGCTAATGCTCGCCATGGGCGTGGCAAGCTGGGGGCTGATATTTGCCCTGCTTGCCCTCCTGCTAGGCCTCTAGAGTTCTTCATCCACGCTCCGAAGATAGGCGGCGTGCAGAAGCCGTGGGCATCCATCAACGACTGGATGCACGCGATGAACGTCAACCGGTTCAAGGGCAACGACCTCAAGAAGTACTACACGGGAATCGCCGCAGAGTACGCACACGAGGCCGCGCTCCAGGCCGGATGGAAGACCCCTGACGTAAGGGTCGACCTACGCATCGTCTGGCACGAGGTCAACGCGAGGCGCGACCCCGACAACATCATGGGGGGGATCAAGTTCGTTCTCGACGGCATTGTCAAGGCCGGCCTGATCCACGACGACTCGCAGAAGCACATCCGCGGCATCCACCACGACGACATCGTCATAGACAAGCAAGACCCGGGCGCGATGGTGACCATCGTGCCCATCTACAAGGAGGAACAATGAACACCAGCCGTTACTTCAGCGATAACTGCCTGACGGACCACATCGAGGACAGCGCCGACGCGCTCGAGGTCGTCGTCACCACGAGCAAGGACTCCCTCCGCTCGCTCGCCGCTCATCGCGACACCAGTGCGCTCGCCTTTGCCATCGGCGGAACCAAAGATGATATGAGGGGCGTCGACCTCTGCGTGGCAATCGACCTCTTCTCCGTCATCGCTGCGTGCGAGGCCGTCCTCACGAGCGGCGTGCTCAACGAGGGTTCCGTCGCCGAGGCCTACGGCTGCGTCTCCAAGGCGCACCGCGGGGTAATCGGGGAGCGTGACGAAGACGACGCCATCGCCGAGGCGAAGAAGGTCGTCCTCGAGATGGTCAAGGACGTTCTCAACGGGGACGAGTAGTGCCTGTCGTAGGAGAGGGGCGTGTCTTCGACCTCATCAGGTGCGATGGGAGCGACGAATGGCTCGAGCAGCGCCGCCGCGGAATCGGAGGCTCTGACGTCGCGGCCATCATGGGGCTGTCTCAATATCGAGGGCCTTACGAGGTATGGGCCGAGAAGCTCGGGTACGTGCAGCCGGCCGACCTCAGCACGGTCGAGGCGGTTCAATGGGGCAATATCCTCGAGCCTGTGGTCGGCAGCCATTATGCCGCTCTACACCCAGGACGCACTGTCAGACGAGTCAACGCTGTGTGCAGGAGCATCGGACGCCCTCATGCCCAGGCCTCTCTTGATTACGAGGTCAGGGACCCCGAACTCGGATGGGGAATCTTAGAGATAAAGACGGCGTCGCTATACAGGGAGCACGACTGGGATGAGGGCGTGCCGCTGTACTACCTGACTCAGGTGACCCACTACATGAGCGTGACCGGGCGAAAGTTCGCCGACGTCGCGGCGCTCATCGGCGGACAGAAGTACAGGGAGTTCCGAGTCATGCGCGACGAGGACGACGTCAAGGCGGTCGACAGGGCCGTCGACGACTTCTGGGCGATGGTCGAGAGCGGCACCGAGCCGCCAATCGGCGAGATCGGCGCGGAACTCAAGGCCCTGGCATCGAAGCACCTGCAACCCGGCGAGCTTATCGAGCTGAACGAGACGCCAAGCGAGGCGACTGCGTGGCTTGCCGCCAAGAAGGTGCGGGATGACGCCGAGAAGGGATACCAGGCCGCCACGAACGGGCTGTGCCAGCTCATCGGGGACGACCGCGGGCTAATCACGCCAGAAGGAAAGTTCACGTGGACGCGCTTCATGCGCAACGGCAAGCCGAACGGCGGCTACATCAAGTACACGGAGAAGAAGAAGGACTAGGAGGTCATATGGGAGCAATCACTCAGGCAAAGCAGGAGATTAAGCAGGCCAAGCAGCCCGACAACTCGTTTGCCGCGCTAATCAAGCGCTGCGCCCCGCAGTTGCAGGCGGTCATGCCGAAGGGCTTCACCCCGGAGCGCCTGACGCAGCTCGCAATCGCTACCTACAAGCAGATACCGGACCTTAAGAACTGCTCGACGCAGAGTATGTTGGGGTGCTGCCTCAAGTGCGCCGAGACTGGCCTCGAGCCTAACGACATCATGGGCAACGCATACATCCTGCCGTACTACAACAGCAAGACGCACTGCAAGGAGGCCCAGTTCATCCTCGGCAAGAACGGCATGTTGGAGCTTGTCCGACGCTCAGGCCAGGTCAAGACCATCAGTACGCAGTGCGTGTACGAGGGCGACGAGTTCGACAGCTGGGAGGACGAGACGGGCGTCCATTTCACCTACAGGCCAAACCTGGATGCCGACCACGATGACTCGAAGCTCAGGCGAGTGTACCTATCGTGCCACCTGAAGGACGGCGGACTCGTGTTCCTCCAGATGAGCAAGAAGGAGGTCGACGCGGTCAGGGAGCGCTCAAAGGCAGGCTCCAGCGGCCCGTGGAAGGCAGACTACGCCGCCATGGCCGAGAAGACGGTCATCCGACGCGCCTTCAACCGCGGCCTGCTTCCGCGCTCGGTCGCGGGCGCCAAGGCCCTTAAAGGTTACCGAGGACGAGAGCACGCCCGTCGTGCTCGACGAGGACGGCACCCGCATCTTCGAGGACCCCTTGGCACCAAAGCCGGTAGAGGTCCCCGCGAACGTCGACGCCGAAACCGGCGAAATCATCGACGTGAACTAGCCGACAACAGATAGGAGAGACAAATGTCCAACCTGCCACAGATGACCGACGAGCAGCGCCGCGCCGCGCTCGAGAAGGCGGCCGTCGCACGCGCCGAGCGCGGCAAGATTCGCTCGCAGATCAAGAGCGGCGAGCTTAGGCCCGAGGAGGCCATCGACCTGCCCTACGCCAAGAAGATGCGCGTGCTCCAGTTCCTCATGGCGCTCCCCGGCGTCGGCAAGGCCAAGGCACGCCTGTTCATGGAGGAGGCCGGCATCGTGCCGAACCGCCGCATCGGAGGACTCGGCGTGCGCCAGCGCGACGCCGTCCTCGAGTTTGCGAGCCGCTATGTCCATTAACAGGTGCATCTTAAGCGGCAATCTCACCCGCGACCCCGAACTCCGCTCCACCGCGGGCGGAACCAGCGTCCTTTCGTTCAGCATCGCCGTCAACGACAGGCGAAAGAACAGCCAGACCGGCGAATGGGAGGACTATCCCAACTTCGTCGACTGCACCATGTTCGGTGCGCGAGCCGAGGCGGTTGGCCGCTTCCTGGCAAAGGGCAACAAGGTCGCCATCGAGGGCAAGCTGCGCTACAGCTCTTGGGAGAAGGACGGCCAGCGCCGCTCGAAGCTCGAAGTCGTCGTCGACGAAATCGAGTTCATGAGCCACAGCGACCGCGAGACGGCCGGAGCGCCGTCCGACCGCGGCTTCCAGCAGGAGCAGCCCCAGCAGCAGTGGAGCGCGAAGGATGCCTACGACGACATCCCTTTTGATTTCTAGGGGGCCAGATGAACCTTGAGCGCGACGGCGCTCCCGACATCCCCGATGGGCAGGAGGAGTGCGGCTCCTGCCGCCACTTCTGCTTCATCGGCGAGAGCGGAACGGGCTTCTGCGCCCTCGACTACGACGACTGGCTCGAGGCGAGCGATGCCTTTGGCGAGCCTGTGACCAGCAGGCGCACGGTCAAGTGGATTATCGAGAACTGCATCGAGGAGGGACATGAACCATGCGAGCAGTTCGAGGAGTACAGATAGGAGGGCGCTTGGATAGCGAAAAGTGTCCTCTGCGTGACGGCGCGCGCCCTCTCAGCAGGGACGACTTCAAGGTGTGCGTCGCCTGCGAGCACAAGTGCGAGACGGTCGAGCGCGAGTTCACGCTCGCATTCAGGGCCAAGCCGCTCGAGGGCGATGGTACGGAATGAACGCCCGCGAGTTCTTCGTCGCGGCGCGTGACGCGGTGCAGCGCATCGTCGAGTTCGAGCGAAGGCTCGAGGCGAAGCGCGAGCTGTCGGTAATGCGTGCCCGCAGCGACGGCCCGCGAGGCAAAGGTGGCGTCACCGACCCGTCGAGGCGAATAGACGACCTCATGGAGTTCGAGGCCGAGTCCGAGCGCGAGCGCAGGCAGGACACCCGCCTCGTGCTAGATGCGAGCAGCGTACTCAACGGCTATGCGGCAATCGACCCGAACGGGGCGGCCGTCTTGCGCATGAGGTACCTACAGCTCATGCCGTGGCGCGACATCGCCGAGACGACGGGGACAGAATACGACGCGGTCCGCTCGATTGAGTCGGTCGCGTTCGACAGGATTGACAGCGAGGGCCTTGCCGCGATGCGCGACGGGGTCCTCATATCGACGGGAGCAGAACAGTGAATATCGAGTGCAAGGTCGCCAACAGGCGATTCATACCCAAGCGTATGCACGCCGCGGACGCCGGCGCTGACATGCGGGCCAACATCGAGGAGCCTCTGACAATCCCGAAGGGGAAGATCAAGTGGGTCGACCTCGGTGCCTCGTGCGACATCCCGGAGGGCTACGTCGGCATCCTCGCCGCACGCTCGGGACTCGGGTGCAAGCACGGAATCACGCTCGCGAACGGCATCGGGGTCATCGACTCCGGCTACCAGGGTCCCAACAAGGCGGCGCTGGTGAACCTCGGCGACCGCGACTACACCATCCGACCCCACGACCGCGTCTGCCAGCTTCTCATCATCAAGTGCGAGCTTGCCGACTTCACCGAGGTCGATGAGTTCGAGGCAGAGTCGGAGCGCGGCGATGGCGGCTATGGCAGCACAGGAAACGAGTAGGCCGACCGAGCCGCTCGTCCGTGCGCTCGCGAGGTACATGGGCGATAACGACTGCATGTACACGGCCATCTCGAAAAAATGCGGCCTGAGCTACGGGACCGTGTTTAACGTCTCCAACGGGACGCAGAACCCGAGCTACAGGATCATCAAGGCGCTCCACGACGGACTCGGCATCAGCTACGACGAAATGTTCGGGGAGGCGTGATGGGATACACGAGCTGCCAGGTATGCGGCCTGAAGTACCGCGGTGGATACGCGAGGATGCGCTGCCCGTCATGCGAGCGCAGGCAAGCGGCGATGAAGTCGCGCATATCGCATATCAGGTCCGAGTGCGGGGTCGAGCCAGTCGCCTGTCCGATCTGCGGAAAGATGACCGGCAGGGACAGCGGCTTCTGCCTGCACCATGAGGCCCAGCACAAGAAGGAGGAGCGCTACCTGCGCTCATATAGGGAGGCGAGGGTTGCCAATGGGTAACGCCAAGACGAGGAAGGTCGTGCTCTGCGACCTGTACTGCACGCTCTCAAAGAGCATCGAGAACCTCAGCCAGCGACCCACTGCGAAGTTTTCGGGCGCATCGGTCGTGACTGTCCTGAAGAAGATTCAGGATGAGGT